TTTTGATATAGGTTTTTAGTAAATGAAGGATTCATATGATTGAACTAAGACCGCACCAGATTGACGCTGTGGAGGCTCTTCGGGAGTCTCTGCGGCAGGGAAAGAAGCGCCCCATCCTTGCTGCTCCCTGCTCGATGGGCAAGACCATGATCGCAGCGCATTTGATGATGAGCGCAGCAGATAAGGGAATCAGGTCAGTGTTTTTCTGTGATCGCCTGAAACTCGTGGGCCAAACTACTGAAACCTTCGAGCGGCTCGGGGCCAAGTTCTCGGTCCTTCAGGGAGACGACCCACGTTACGATCCCGATTGCTTAATTCAAATAGCGTCAATTCAGACAGCTATTCGAAGAAAGCACATCGTGTTCGGTCTGGGTATCGTTGATGAGTGCCACACGATGTATAAGGGGCTGGTCGAAGGCTTTATGAGTCGGTACGACAACGTGCCCTTTGTCGGCCTGAGCGCGACTCCTTTCAGCAAGGGTCTGGGCGTCCACTGGGATGACTTGATTGTCACAACAGACACAAGGCGTCTTCTGTCTCAGGGTTGGCTGACCCCAACAGATTATTACGTCGGCAAATCTATCAACCGGAAAGGCATCAAGACAAAAGCTCTGGCGACAGGTGGCTCAGACTACGATCCAGAGGCTCTAGGAGCCGCCATGATGGACGATGAGACTTTTAACGGTGATGTAGTCGAAAACTACAGAAAGCACTCAGACGGGCTTAGGAGACGTGCTATAGCGTTCTCACCATCTGTTGCCCATTCAAAGTCGATGGTCGATAGATTCAACGCCGCAGGAATACCAGCTCTGCACATTGACGGCTATATGGGTGACGAGGAGCGAAAGTACATCTACGACGACCACCGCTCTGGCAGGTGCAAGGTATTGTGCTGCTCGCGTCTTTTGGGTGTTGGGTATGACGATCCATCGGTTGAGATCCTGATCGACTGCTTCCCCACCAAGTCACCGATAGCGTTTGTCCAACGGGCAGGCCGCATCTGGCGCATCGCTGAGGGCAAGGAAAGGGCAACGTACCTCGACCACGCCGCTAACCTGAAGACCTTTGGCTTTCCCGAGGACATTGTTCCTCAGCGGCTAGACGACGGAACGAAACAGTTCAATGAGCGGAATCAGATCAAAAAAGAAGAGAAAGAGAAAATCACCAGAGACTGTCCTGTGTGTTCTGCGGCTTTTCAGGGAAGAAAGTGTGCTTGTGGCTACGTCATTGGATCCGACGAACCCGTCTGGCGTGACGACGGCTCGATGCTGAAGAAGGTGGATAAGAACTTCAAAGTCGAGGACAAGTCTGCTTGGATGGGGCAATTGCTCCAGTATGCTCGTGAACACGGCTACCAAGACGGATGGGCGAGCCACAAATATCGTGTGAAGTTCGGCGTCTGGCCGAAGGGCGTGGATAGGCGTCTGAGGCCCGTCACGCAAGAGGTCTTCAACTTCATAACTCACACACAAATAAAGTGGAGTAAGAGCGTTGCTAGCCAAAATTTTAGAAGAATTGACTAAGGTCCGAAAGCAGGGCAAAGGCCACGTCGCTTGCTGTCCGGTCCATGACGACAACTCGCCTTCGATGAGCATTCACGAAGCAGACGGGAAGATCTTGATGTACTGCCACGCCTGCGGCGCTAGGGGGCCCGAGATAGTTGCTGCGCTGGGTATGAAGCCAGACGTGCTGTTCAGTCAACCGTTCAAGAGGGAAGAAGACAAGAACTGGCTCTTGAACAAGAAGCGGGACTGGGATGAAACGGTTATCCTTCTGGCTCACGAGACCCTGAAGTCTGGTGGGAAGATCAGCTACAGTGATTACAAGGTCGTCAGAGAGTCTCTGGCTCGCAGAGAGCAACGCCGAAAGCTCAACCTGCCCATCAAATTCAACATGGGGATCCATCTATGAGGCCGCTGTATGAGACTGATGAGACAAAGGCAAGAGAGCAGAGGCTGGGAGACATCGTGGCTCAGAAGTGGCGCTGTGATCTCCAGAAGGTCTCGATCAAATACCATTTGGACTGTCTTGCTCTCAGGGACGACATCCCGCTGGCATGGGTCGAGTTACGTTGTCGCGCCAATCCTATGCTACAATACCCCACATATCTGATTTCGCTGGCTAAAGTTCAAGGATCCAAGAGACTTGAAGAGGACACAGGGCTACCAGCCTTTCTTGTTGTCGAGTGGTCAGACAAGATTGGCTACGTCAATCTCGCCCAAGTCAACTGGACTCTAGGATTTGGGGGCAGAAACGAAGTCAGAGACTGGCAGGACCAAGAACCAGTATGCTTGATACCGATTGATACGTTCCAAGAATTTAAACAGTGAGAAAGCTATGAGCAGTGGTCGAGAAGTGATTTTTGGCGACGACGAAATGAAGCTGATTGAGGATCTTGCGCCCTCACTAAGCAAAGAGCAGCTAGCAATGCGTTTAGGCTGCTGTTACAACACGTTACGGGCTGTATTTCAACGGCAACCGGAGATGCTTGACGCGTATAACAGATCTCTCTCTAGCGCAGCGGATAGGATGATAAAGAAGCTGTATAACAAGGGCTTAGACGAGGGTGACTTCAACAGCATCAAGCTCTGGCTAAGCCATCGCGCGGGCTGGACCGAGACAAAGCGCACAGAGCTGACAGGCAGGGACGGCGATCCCATCGAGATTGATCAACACTGGACCATCGAGGTAATTGAGTGATGCCACTGAAAAAAGGCTACAGCAAGAAGACCATCAGCAAGAACATCAAGAAAGAAGTGGAGTCTGGCAAGCCGCAGAAACAAGCGGTGGCTATCGCGCTCGACGTAGCGCGTAAGGCAAAGAAGAAGGCGCACAAGTACGAATAATGCCAAAAATGCAAATCCCCAAGAAGCTCAGGCGGTTCATTGACACGCCCAAGCGCTTCAAGGTAGCTATCGGTGGCCGTGGCTCAGGGAAGTCGATGAGCTTTGCTGACATGTGCCTCATGGACGCGCAGGTCAAGGGAATCAAGACTGCATGCTTTCGGGAATTCCAGAACAGCATCGACGACTCAGTGCATGCTCTGCTCAAGTCAGAGATCGAGCGACTGAACCTTCAGGGGTTCGAGGTCCAGAACAATCAAATCCTTTTAAACAACGAACCAGTCTTCAAGTTCCGAGGTCTAGCAAGAAACCCAGAGGGCGTGAAGTCCATGCACGGGTTCCAACGGTTTTGGGTCGAAGAGGCTCAAACCATTTCGTTCAACTCTCTCAAAGCCCTGACGCCCACTCTGCGCGAGGAAGCGTCGGAAGTCTGGTTCAGCGCTAACCCGCGATCAAGCGTTGATGCGTTCTCCAAGCGGTTCATCCAGCCATACGAGAAGCAATTGCGGCGCGACGGATTCTACGAAGACGCCTTGCACTTGATCGTCATGATAAACATCTCGGACAATCCACTGGCTCCAGATGTCTTGAAGCAGGAGATGCAGCACGACAGAGACACGATGTCCACGGCGCTGTATCAGCACATCTGGCAGGGCGAATACTACGACTCGGTTGAGGACAGCATCATCCCGACTGAGTGGTACGACGCTGCCATAGACGCGCACAAGAAGCTGGGCTTTAGTGCGTCTGGCGCAATCATTGCTAGCCATGACCCATCTGATGAGGGCGGCGACTCGAAAGGCTTTGCGTTGCGGAAAGGGTCTGTCGTGCTAGATGTGTGCGAAATGGTCACGGGCGACTCAAATGAAGGGATGGACTGGGCTCTGAAGAAGGCTCGTGACGCTCAGGCCGATTGGTTCGTGTGGGATTGTGACGGGCTGGGGATCTCGCTGAAGAGGCAGGTAGATCAGGAGCTAGAGTCAACGAAGATGCAGAAGCATCAGTTCCGAGGCTCCGAAACGCCCGATGATGCGGCTGTTCCCTATAGCGGTTCCGACTCGAAGACCAACAGGGACACGTTCTTCAACAAGCGGGCGCAATACTGGTGGAAGCTCAGGGATCGGTTTGAGGCGACTTACAGGGCGGTTGTGAAAGGCGAGTACATCCATCCAGACGAGCTGATCTCCCTATCGTCGGAGATTAGTGTGCTTGACCAGCTTCGCAGCGAAGTTTGCAGAATTCCGCAAAAACGCTCAAATAATGGTAAAATCCAGATAATGTCGAAGATAGACATGGCGAAGAAGCCGTATGAGTTGCCGTCTCCCAACATGGGTGACGCGCTCATGATGTCTATGTTCTCACCAAAGGTAGTCCAGAAGACTGCCACATCAATTAACTTTACGGGCTGGAACTGATATGGCCGAATACGACAACGGGCGCGAAGAGAAGGAAGAGTCGGCTGAGTACAGTGAGGACGATCTTTCGTACAAAGCGAAGTATGACGACCATCAGGCGATCATAAACTTGCTCAGCTCTTGTCAGCAGGCTGATCACGACAACCGCGAGCAGGCCCGTGAAGCTCATCTGTTCCTCGATAAGCGTGACGGTCAGTGGGAGCCCTACTGGTGGAATGCTAACCAGAACAAGCCGCGCTACACATTCGATCAGGTAAACCCTATCGTCTCTCAGGTCACCTCTGAGATCGAGCAGGCTGACTTTGATATCCGAGTCTCTCCGGCTGGAGGTAACGCTACAAAGGACGTAGCGATGACTTACGACGGGTTGATTAGAAACATCGAGAACCTATCCAACGCCAAACAAATCTACGCCCAAGCCTGCCGCGGCATGGTAACTGGTGGATTTGACGCTTGGCGTGTCTGCTCAAAGTACGCCGATGACAACTCCTTTGATCAAGACATCATGATCGAGAAGATCGCTAATCCGTTGGATCGAGTGTGGTTTGACCCAGCAGCGGAGAAGCAGGACAAGTCTGACGCTCGCTATGCGTTCGTGTTACATCCGATGGCCGTGGACGAGTATGAGGCTCGCTGGCCGGAAGGATCCAAGGAGTCTGTCTCCGATGACCGTGAGGGCGATGCCTACTACGACAAGGCTGAGGTCATTGTTGTTGGAGAGTTCCTGTACGTCGAGTCTGAGGATCGAGAGCTGGTCATGATGTCCAATGGTCAGACCCACGAGGTCAATGATGACTTTGAGAAGATCAGAGACGACCTAGAGGCTCTTGGGGTAACCGAGGTTCGT